CGCAGGCATTCGGCCAAACGCGAAGGAGAAGCAGATGACGGTCAGACATTTGAACCAGATCGAGTTCGCCGCTCGCTGGAACATCAGCCACCGCACGCTCGAGCGCTGGCGCTGGTCGGGGGAAGTCCCCCGTTACATCAAGATTGGCGGCCGCGTCGTCTATCGGCTCGAGGACGTTGAAGAGTTCGAGGCGACCCAGCTTCGCGAGAGCACTGCCGACCGGCCGACGCCGAAGATGGCGTGAGGAGGCGGCGATGATCTCCAACACTTTCACCCTCAAGGACCTTCACCGCATGCCGATCGGCGAGATCGCCGCTCTGCCTGCCGATCAGTTGGCGCTGTTGCAGCTAGAGGCGGACGAGGCCCTGCGTGCCGCCAAGGCGACCAGGGACTGGCTCGAGGGCGCCATCGCCCAGCGCTACGCCGATCGCGCCCAGTCCCTGCGCCGGGAGGCCGGCAAGGACACCGGCACCATTCGCTTCGATGACGGTCCGGTGACGGTGGTTGCCGATCTGCCGAAGAAAGTCGATTGGGACCAGACCCAGCTGGCCGCCCTGGCCGAGTGCATCCGCGCCGACGGTGACGATCCCACCGAGTACGTCGACATCGGCTTCAGGGTTCCCGAACGCAAGTTCACCGCCTGGCCCGGCCACATTCGTTCGGCCTTCGAGAGTGCCCGCACCGTGCGGGTCGGCAAACCCTCCTTCCGACTCACCCTGAACAACGAGGTGTCCAAATGACCGCCAAGACCAAGCTGGATAGCTTGCGCGAAGACAATTGCTTCCTCGCCGACGTTCCCGACAGCATCCGCATCCCTGCGCTCGGTGATCGCCAGGAGGAGGTGATCAAACCCATTGAGGCGGCGTCGATCGACGACATTGCGTTTGCTCAGTTGGCGTTGCAAGCGAAGTCCTCCGCCCTTTACGCCGAGATCGACGCGTTGCGCCGCATCTACGACATGGCGCGCAAGAACGGTGCCCTGGGTGCCGACAATGCCCTCGACGCCATTTCGGACACCAGGGGAGGCTCCAAATGAGCCTCCCCATCATTTCCGCCGACGAACGGCTGGCCGAGCGGCGCGGCATCAAGGGCTGCATCTTCGGCAAATCCGGTATCGGCAAGACGAGCCTGCTGTGGAGCCTGCAGTCCTCGACGACGCTGTTCATGGACCTGGAGGCGGGCGACTTGGCCATCGAGGGCTGGCCCGGCGACACCATCCGGCCGCGCACCTGGGCCGAATGTCGGAACTTCGCCGTCTTCATCGGCGGGCCCAATCCGGCGCTCCGCGAAGACCAGGTCTACAGCCAGGCCCACTTCGACGCCGTTTGCGAGAATTTCGGCGATCCCGCCACCCTCGACAAGTACGAGACGGTATTCATCGACAGCATCACCGTCGCCGGGCGTCTTTGTTTCCAGTGGTACAAGGGACAGCCGCAGGCGTTTTCGGAGCGCACCGGCAAGCCCGACATGCGCGGCGCCTATGGTCTGCACGGCCAGGAGATGATCGCCTGGCTCACCCATCTGCAGCATACCCGCGGCAAGAATGTCTGGTTCGTCGGAATCCTCGACGAGAAGTTGGACGACTTCAATCGCCGGGTCTTTGTTCCGCAGATCGAGGGTTCGAAGACCGGTAACGAGCTTCCCGGCATCGTCGATGAGGTCATCGCCATGGCCGAGATCGGCCAGGGCAACGGCGACCCCTTCCGGGCCTTTGTGTGCCAGACCCTGAATCCCTTCGGCTATCCCGCCAAGGATCGCAGCGGGCGCCTCGACCAGATCGAGGAACCCCATCTCGGCCGCTTGATGAAAAAAATCGGCGGCCCCGTAAAACCGGCGAGCGAGAGGTTGGAGTTTGGCCGCCCCGCCTCCCAGCCCGCCGATACCCCCGTCACCCAAGAAGATGAAGGAGCGTCCTGACCATGACCGGTTCCTGGAACGATTTCAACGACGCCGACTCCCAGACGTCCTACGACCTGATCCCCAAGGGCACCATCGTGCCGGTCAGGATGACCCTCAAGCCGGGCGGCTACGATGACCCGGCCCAGGGCTGGACCGGCGGCTATGCCACCCGCAATGAGACCACGGGCTCGGTCTATCTGAATGCCGAGTTCGTGCTTCTCGAAGGCGCCTACGCCCGGCGCAAGGTCTGGAGCCTGATCGGTCTCCTGAGCCTCAAGGGCCCGGAGTGGGGCAACATGGGCCGCTCCTTCGTGCGGGGCATCCTGAACTCTGCTCGCGGACTGTCGGACAAGGACAACTCGCCCCAGGCCCAGACGGCGCGACGCATCAACGGGTTCGCCGATCTCGATGGCATCGAGTTTCTGGCCAAGATCGACGTCGGTAAGGACCAGAACGGCGACGCCAAGAACGAGATCCGCTTCGCCGTCACACCCAATCACAAGGACTGGGAGACCTATAGCCAGTCCGGCGGCACCTGGAAGACCGACGGTGTCCCGGCTACCGCCTCGGCGCCTGCCCCTGGTGCCACGACATCCGCGCCCGACGCGCAGCCGACGGGTGCTCCGAACCGCCCAGCCTGGGCGCAGTAGGAGGGCGTATCCATGTTGCTCCGCCCGCGCCAGAAGACCTTCGTCGAGCGCAGCGTGCGCGCGCTCGACGAACACGGCAACACCCTGGGTGTCGCGCCGACCGGCGCCGGCAAGACGATCATGCTTTCGGGCGTGGTCGGCCGGATGCTGGCGGAAAACGATGCAAAGGCCTGCGTGTTGGCGCATCGCGACGAGTTGACGGCTCAGAACGTGCTCAAGTTCGCCAAGGTCAACCCCGCCATCAGCACCTCTATCGTCGATTCCCGCACGAAGTCGTGGCGGGGAAGGACGGCCTTCGCCATGGTGCCGACCCTGGCCCGCAAGGCGAATCTCGACGCCATGCCGGCGCTCGATCTGCTGGTCGTCGACGAGGCCCATCACGTGGCCGCCGACAGCTATCGGCGGATTATCGACCGAGCCCAGGACCGTAATCCGGATGTTCGGGTATTCGGTGTCACCGCCACGCCCAACCGAGGCGACAAGAAGGGGCTGCGTCCGGTCTTCTCCAACGTGGCCGACCAGATCTCCATCGGCGAGCTGATTGCATCGGGTCATCTCGTGCCGCCGCGCACCTTCGTCATCGACGTCGACACCCAGGAAGCCCTCAAGAGTGTCCGCAAGACCGTCGACGACTTCGACATGAAAGCGGTCGACGCCATCATGAACCGAGCGCCCATCACCGAGGCGGTGATCCGCCACTGGCGGGAAAAGGCCGGCGACCGCCAAACCGTGATCTTCTGCTCCACCGTCGATCACGCTCGTAACGTCACCGAGGCCTTCGTCGCCGATGGGATCCCAGCCGACATGGTCTGGGGCGACATGGGCGAGGCCGATCGCCGGTCCGTCCTGCGGTCCTTCGAAAAGGACGACATCCAGGTCATCGTCAACGTGGCGGTGCTGACCGAGGGCTGGGACCACCAACCGACCAGCTGCGTCGTCCTGCTACGCCCCAGTTCTTACAAGTCCACCATGATCCAGATGGTGGGGCGGGGCCTGCGCACCGTCGATCCGGGCGAGTTTCCCAGCGTGGTCAAGACCGACTGCATCGTGCTCGATTTCGGCACCTCGACCCTTTTGCACGGCTGCCTTGAACAGGACGTCAATCTGGACGGCAAGGCCGGCGACGGCGAGGCCCCAACCAAAGACTGCCCGGACTGCACCGCGCAGGTGCCGCTGGCGGTACGCGAGTGTCCCCTTTGCGGCTATCTCTGGGAGTCAGTCGGAGCCGGCGAGAGCGAGGCCACGCCGCTTGCCGACTTCGTCATGTCGGAGATCGATCTTCTAAAGCGTTCCAGTTTCCGCTGGTGTGATCTCTTTGGCGATGACGCAGCGCTGGTCGCCAACGGCTTCAACGCCTGGGGCGGGATATTCTTCCTGCACGGGCGCTGGCATGCCATCGGCGGGGCGAAGGGGCAGCGCTCGCGGCTGTTGGCGGTGGGCGAGCGCACTGTCTGCCTGGCGGCCGCCGACGACTGGCTTAACGAGAATGAGACCGACGAGAGCGCCCACAAGACCCGCTCCTGGCTGAACCAGCCGGCGACGGAGAAGCAGCTCCGCTACCTGCCTGCGAGCTACCGGCAAGACTTCGGCCTCACCCGGTATCAGGCCTCGGCCTTGTTGACCTTCACGTTCAACAAGCAGGCGATCCAGCAGCTGGTGCGGACCTCGGTTTCGAGCGACCGGAGGGCGGCATGATCCATGGCCGCGCTATCCGACACTGCCGCCGCCCGTCTGCGACTGTGGCACCCGCGTGGTGCGCTTTGTGCCGTCTGTCGGCGTCCGGCCCGTGGCTTTGGCTGGTTTGACCCGGTGCGCTCGAAGCGGCCCCGGCAATCGGTCTGGTTTTGCTCGATGGCCTGCCAGGGTTTCTGGTCCGGCTTGGCGAAGCGGGGTTTGGGCATGGTTGACCTGACCGAGCAGGAACAGGCGGCGATCCGGTCGGCCATGAAGATGGTCGCCGAGATCATGGAGGAGATCGGCTGGGAGACCCGGCTGATCGACTTCACCGAGGCCCAGGTGTTCACCCTGATCGAAGTCGCCGTCGGCGGTTTTCAGGACGCCATGTTGGCGACCGCCAAGGGCGAGGATACGGAGATCCCTTTTTGATGTTGGACTTCAATCACTCGGCCAGCTTCGCCGAGAAAATTAAAGCCCTGATCGACGAGGCCCTGGTGGCCGAGAATGCTATGCGGCCGCCCCGCGACTATCTCGGCGGCTCTCGGCTCGGCGTCGCTTGCGATCGTGCCTTGCAGTACGAGTATGCAGGGGCGCCCAAGGACGATGGCGGTGGTTTCGACGGCCAGACGCTACGGATCTTCGCCGCCGGACATGTCTTCGAGGATCTGGCTATCGGCTGGCTGCGTCGGGCCGGGTTCGATCTCTACACCACCAAGGGCAATCGGCCGAATGGCGAGCAGTTCGGGTTCTCGGTTGCCGGCGGCCATATCCGCGGCCATGTGGACGGCATCATCAATGCCGGTCCCGTGTTGCCTGGCTTCCCGGCGCTGTGGGAATGCAAATCGCTGAACTCCAAATCCTGGAAGGACACGGCGAAGCGCGGCGTCGCGATCTCCAAACCTGTCTATGCGGCGCAGATCGCCACATATCAGGCCTATATGGAAGCGACGGTGCCGGCTATCTCGAAGAACCCGGCCTTGTTCACCGCCGTCAACAAGGACACGGCGGAACTTCATCACGAATTGGTGCCCTTTGACGGTGCCTTGGCTCAAGCCGCGAGCGACAAGGCGGTGCGCATCATACAGGCGACCGAGGCGGGAGAACTGCTGCCCCGTATCGCTCAATCCGCCGACTTCCATGAATGCCGCTTTTGCTCCTGGTCCGACCGCTGTTGGAGGAGCGGAGCATGAGCGGTGACGTGGTGAACCTGGACCGTTGGCGTGACTTCAACGATGCCGAGCCGCAGCGCCTTGACGGAACCCGACCGTGGGGTGACGCCGAGAGCACCGAGGACATCAAATCCCGCATGCTCGTGAACATTCGTGGCGTGCTCTCCTATCTGCTGCCGGGTGGCGTGTTTCAGGGCACCAAATTCCTGGTCGGCGACGTTCACGGCAATCGCGGTGACAGCCTGACGGTAGAGCTCGCCGGTCCCAAGGCCGGCATGTGGCACGACTTTGCCACCAAGGGGGGCGGCGACATCATCGGCCTGTGGGCGGCGGTCACGGGACGGGACACTCGGACCGAATTCCCCGCCATCATGGACGACGTCCGCGAATGGCTGGACGGCCGCAGTCGCACCCTGCACGACGACCGGGCGGCCCAGTCCAAGATCCCGCCCACCGACGACCTGGGACCGGTCACCGCGAAGTGGGACTATCTGGACGAGGATGGCCGGCTCATCGCCTGTGTGTATCGCTACGATCCGCCCGGCGGAAAGCAGTTCCGGCCCTGGGATGTGCAGAACCGAAAGATGAAGGCGCCCGACCCCCGGCCGCTCTACAACCGGCCGGGGGTCAAGTTGGCGTCCGAAGTGATTCTGGTCGAGGGCGAGAAGGCCGCGCAGGCTCTTATCGATCAGGAGCTCTGCGCTACTACGGCCATGAACGGCGCCTCGGCACCGGTCGAGAAGACCGACTGGTCGCCGCTCAAGGGCAAGCGCGTGGTGATCTGGCCGGACAAGGACGAACCCGGTTGGCGGTACGCCATGACCGCAGCACAGGCGGTGCTGGGTGTCGGAGCGACTTCCGTATCCGTGCTCCTTCCCCCGACAGCAAGCCGGATAAATGGGATGCAGCGGATGCGGTGGCCGAGGGCATGAACGTCACCAACTTCATCGCGACCTGCGAACGCCAGTACATTCGGTCCGAAAAGGCGACGCTGAATCTTTCCGATTGGAATGCCGGTCGTTATGCCGGCGATGCGCCCGAACAGCATTTTCTGGTCGAGGGATCATTGCC